TCGCGTGTCCGTGAGTCGCGCGATCCCTCTCAACTACAAGCTTATTGCGTGCAATGAGAAGGATCTCTCGCGCCCACTTGAGGCGATCTTTAGCCTCGACTTGCATTACGAACCAGACCGCATACGAAACTTGCGTGGCTTACTCTTGCCTGCTGCCGATAACGCAATGGCAATCATCTGCTCGCGTGAGCGAGGCTTACCGCCTGCTCCACGCTCGCTACCCTTCCTGCGGTTATCCCTAGCTAGTTCGATCATATTCTTCGATACGTTTTTACCTAGTGGCATTGTTTGTTCTCCTTCTGTTTCACAAAGCTACCAGCTAGGAGGTCCAACACCCAGCCGTGTCCGTGAAATTTGTCGTAAAGCATTTGATTCATAATCCATGCAAGAGGCGTGCGCTCATCTATTAGCTTTCCAGGTTGACAGTTGTTGCTCTCAAGCAACTCGTCCAGCACCTTAATCTCAACTCTTTCGTAAATCTCATTCATGCTGTCTCCTCCTTGCGAAGATCATAGTAAAAAGAATCTGTATCTTCCGTCACCCACTTGTCACTCTGATTCTCTACGGATGGCAGGTCGGTATCAACCCGAAACTGCTTTAGGTTGTCTGGCAACTTCTTTGTAACCCAATTGCTATCCCGCCAGAATATGCGGTTGTTCGGCATACAGAGTAAGTAGCCATCGTCACCCGCAAAGACATGACCGCATTTGTAGTCGGATGGCTCATCGCTGTAGGGGTTATTAAACCAATCCACAGTAAACAAGTATGTACCCCACACTTTAGTCGCATCCCGTAGCAGTATCTTCGCGCGATGGTAGGCGAGGAAGCTGTACTCGGTCACGGTTACGTTCTCGCTGAAGCAATCCCAAAGCTGTTTGTAGTTGAATGGGATGTCGGCCTCTGGCTCGTGAGTGTATATCTCAGATAGCGGTACTCGACTCCGAAGCATTCCAGAGTCAGTCATAACGTGGAAGGTTAGGATTGCCCCAGCGCAGGATTGCAAGGCGAACACATAGACGTTGTAAAACTCCTTGTCCGACTCGGTCTTGGTGAAAAATGACTTCCTCACCATAGCCTTGAAGCTAGGGATGTTCTCGTTGAGCGTTGCCATTATCGCCAAGCAGGTCCAGTAAACCAAGCCACCAACACCCAGCGTGTACCCCATATAGGCGCACGCGCACGATGCTCGATATAGGACGGAAACCAGCAGCCTGCTCCCTGCTCGCGGATGAACTGAGGATTCACCATATCAGCCTTAGCCTGCAACCCGCCACCGATATACTCCTCTGGTGCGGACAGGTTGACCACCGCAGTAAGCTTGCGTACTGGTGCTTCGGATGTGTAGGTGTCGTAGTGCCAAGAGAACTTCTGTAGTGGGCGGTATCGCAGGATCTGCAACTGTTGGATGCCTTGGATGTCGAATCGCCATTGCTCGGCATTGATGCCATCCGTAATCTCGCGCATGATATTGTAGATCCATTCGTAATGTTTGGCGAAAGGAATCCAGCACGACGAGCAGGTTCTCGTACGCGATACCGTACGGGTCACACCATCCTTCGACAGCACTGGCGCACGCTTCATCCCGATCACTTCCGCATCTTGGCGCAGCATCTCGCACTGCGTCTTGGTTAGGACGTAGCGATCTACTGATGCGGTTAATACCTTCTGCTTAAACTCGCTCATTTGAGTTCCTGGCATAGTTCCAGCAACGCTTTGTTAAGCGCGTACTCGAAGCAAGCCATCTTATCTTTAGCCAAGTGCTGGCGGCCAGCCTTTGCCAACGCCTCGTAAAGATCATCGTCAACATCAAGCATTACCCTTACGGCTTTTTGCTCCAATGTTTTTACCAGAGTTATCTTTCTGTCTTTCTTTTTCATAGGTCCAATTCCTTTCTTATGTAATCAATCAGTTTGAAGATGATGAACAGCGCGCAATAGATTGCCGACAATGTCATCGAACTGTAAAGGATAAAAGAAGCAATTACCCAAACTATTGCGCCGAGATCAAGTAGGCAGAACATAGTCGTTTTCCTTTAGTTTCCGTAACAACGTGCGGTTGTCGATCTGCACCCCGCTGGCTCTGCACCACCAAGAGACAACGCCCGTCTTAAAGTCACGCAGTAGCTTCTGCACCTCGTGCGAGTTCTTGTACTCCAATGCATCGTTGAGTGGCACGCCTGTATGATCCTTAACAATCTTCATACCCTTAACCATCCCTCGCTTGCGTAACATCCGTAGATCGCGGATAGCTTGGAGTGCAACCTCTCCAGCCAACTGCTGCACCCTATCATCGTAATCACCGCGACATAGCTGGGTTGACCTCACCGACCCAGCTCCACCAGCTTCGCTTCGTCTTCTTTAATCTGGTTAGATAATCTAGTTAGATCGTTCGACTGCCCAGCGTAATGAATAATCATCGCATCCTTGTAGCGGTCCAATCCAAAATGCGACTCAACGCTGGTCATGCAATTGAAGGACGGGTCAAGCTCGGTTAGCGGCATGTTCCACAGGTGCGCCATGACGTTGAGCCAGGTCTGCTCTGCGAAGTGGTTTGGGTGCAGGCCAATCGGAGGCATGGATAGAATACCAACGGCCTTGGAATGAACTACGAATACGCCAGTGTTGACATAGAACTTCGGCTCAATCACTCCACCGAAAGCTCCAGCCAGCTTAACCATATCTGGCTTGCGATCCAGATAAGCTCCTTCGTCAAAAGCACAGAACACGCCAGCGTCATCGGCTAGGTTGGGGCAATCGGTTGCAATCAGAACATCAGCGTCAACGAATGTCACTTGGTCATAGCCTTTAGTTGCCATAATGTTTCCAATCGCTGACTTAGAGTATTGGGCTGGATGCGTGAGTGGCTTGTCGATCAGAATGAAGTCAGTGCTATGGCGTTTGCAGTACGCCTCCATCCTCGGCCTAGTCAGATCAATAATGTTCTTCCAATCATCACCAAACGATTGTGTTACTAATGCTTGTTTCATTTTTTTAATTGATGTGCCAATGATTTTTGAATTGCATATTCAATCACGGCTTCCTTGTCTTTTTTTAGCAACCTTAATCCAATCTTAAACAAGCCTGCTCCAGTCTTGTTATCGTAAAACACATCGACAAGAACTGCTTTTGGGGCTGGTCTTGCTTTGCCAAATTTTATCATTCCGATTTTCATTTCTTCCTCCTCCGCTTCGGTTTAACTTCTTTCCACACATCAAACTTTTCATCCAGATCCAAGGACCAAAGCATAAATGTTCTGTATAAACCGTATCCAATACCCGCACGCAAAAGCGTGCGACTTATTGTGTCGCCCAAAAAGTAGAACAATCTAGACAATGCCTGCTTCATTTCTCAATCCTAACCCAAGCATCCAGCGGTAGGTTCTCGCCGCAGAATCCAACCTGGATCTCCTTCTTTTCCTTTTCGGATATGCCGTAAAGCTCCCAACCTCCGTCAATCTTAACTACGCGAGTGATCTTCATTTGTCGTTACAGTCGTAGTCTTCCCAGGTAAACTTCCAGCAGGCTTCTACTGCTTCATCTCTGGTTCTATAGGTATCAAAGTGGGACCAATCCTCTTCTCTGCCATCGCCAGCCTCGTCAATATAAACAGCCCACTCTGGCTTGCCGTCTTCGTCCAACTCTTTCTTAATCCATCTCATAATCTTGTTACCTCTTTCTTTATTTGTGCCAACGTGAACAGGCATCGTACCAGTGCGCGCTCAAGATGGTCAACGCTTGTTTCGCCGTTATTGTCAGGGCAAGGCGAGGACTTGTGGAGTTGCATCTGTGCTGTGGCTAGGTGGCGAACAGCACGCGCAATATGGTAATCGTGGGTAGGCCGATCCTTCTCTAGCCAATCGCCGTAACCAGACTTATCTGATCCCTTGCCCATCACGCGCCACACAATTTCCTGCGCGGCAAGACCCATCTCTTGAATTGTAGGTGCAGTCATTTCTTTCTCTCCTTTATAGTAAACCAAGCAATCATTAAGAAGAAGGCAGCATTCAGCAAGCGAAGTATCATGTCAGTAATTTTTATAAATAAGTCCCACGCTGGGGCGATTAAACTCCAATCATTCATTTTGCTAAACTCCTATAGAATTGGTCCAGTAATCCTTCTAGCCAAAGTACGTCTTGTGGGTCAATCATAACTTCATCCCAGGAGGCGTGTAGCCTTTAACCCAAGCCCACACTTTCTGCATAGCGCAGAATGCAATGCCAGCTTGGTAGAGTTCGTCTTTATCCCAAACCTTAGTCATTATCTTGCTTGGATCATTTGATGCCAGCACGATTGACACGCCTGCTGCTTTAGGGTTTTCGGAAGCTGACAAGTAAGCAAAAATTTGGGCGCAGTCCGTGTCATAGAATGGCTCATATTTTGGATTAACTTTCCT